CCCTCAAAGCATCGTGCGGCGCACCCATCAGCATGGGCCGGGGTGAGATTCCCGTGAGGCTGGCAGCCACCAGCCGCCTGTTTTGCTTGAGATTTTTACGGCCGCAAGAGTGTGGGTAAACAAAAGCGCACTTTGGGAAGCGTGTTATTGCTTGCTCATTCTCACGCATATCACCCTGATCCCCACATACCCTATAAAAAGGAGGAGTTGCCTATGACAGAAGTTGATCGTGATATTGCCTTGGTTTTGTTGAAGCGTCTATGGAAGCGGGAGTTGATTTCGGAAGAGACATATGTTTCTGCCTGCAACTCCCGTTTTTTTGACAAAAGACGTTTTACCTCCGATACTGAAGCTATGGAAGAAATAATGGTTGAGGAGGCCGATATCCATGATGACAGTTCGATGGTTGAGAGAGCAGATGCGGCAGGGCAAGTCAATCTTTGACCTGCCGCTGCGCGTGACCTTTTATGCCCGTGTCTCTACGGAGAAGGTGGAGCAGCAGGGCAGTCTGGAAAACCAGATTCAATACTACACAGAGTTCATCCAGAAGAATCCCAACTGGACGTACATCCCCGGATACATAGACGAGGGCATTTCCGGCACCAGCACCTACAAGCGGGACAGCTTTCTGCGGATGATCGCAGACGCTCAGCGGGGAATGTTTGACTTTATCATCACGAAGGAGATCTCCCGCTTCTCCCGCAATACGCTGGACAGCATCCAGTATACGCAGGAGCTGCTGGAGAACAATGTGGGCGTTCTATTCCAGAATGACAACATCAACACACTGGACAGCGACAGTGAGTTCCGGCTGGTGGTGATGGCAGGCGTAGCACAGGACGAGGTGCGTAAGCTCTCTGAACGGCTGAAATTCGGCTTTCGTCAATCGATCAAAAACGGCCATGTACTGGGCAACAACCGCCTGTGGGGCTATGATAAAAAGGACTGCAAGCTGACCATCGTTCCAGAGCAGGCAGAAGTCGTAAAGCAGATATTTGAACTCTATGCCACCGGCCAATATGGCCTGCGCAGTTTGTCACAGGAGCTGACCCGCCGCGGCTACACCAGCTTGCAGGGCAATGCTTTCAACACAGGCACCATCGGTCACATCCTGCAAAACCCCAAGTATAAGGGGTGGTACTGCGGCAACAAGACCCAATCTTTGGACTACCGCAAGAAGAAAACGCTGTTCCTTGATGAAAGTGAATGGGTATCCTATCCTGATCCGAATATTCCGGCCATCGTGTCGGAAGAAGTATGGGATAAGGCCAATGCCCTTTTTAAGCAGAGGAGCGCCCGTTCGAAAGCCTATGGCGTAGGGTATCAGAGCCGGTATCCCTACAGCGGTAAGATCATCTGTGGAAAGCATGGAACGTCCTTTCACCGGCAATCCTTCAAAACGCAGGAGGGAGAAACGGAGTTTTGGAAATGTAAGATGTACCGTGAACACGGAAAAGCGGGCTGCGACCTGCCTACCATTCGTACCACGGAGCTGGATACCATTTTGGCTGAGCAGTTTCAGAAGCTGGTAAAGCATCAGAGGCAGATTATCCGCATGGTGTTGGATTCCGTTACAAATACACAGAAGAAAGAAGACCACTCCAAGGAGATTGCCCGGTTGCAAGCGCAAATACAGCAGCTGGAGGACAAGAAAGAAAAGTTACTGGAGCTGAGTATGGCTGACGCCATTACCATGCAGGAGTTCAAAAAGCGGAATAGCCGCTTCAATGAACAGATCACCTCCCTGCAAACACAAACGATTTCCTTGCAGCAGCAGGAGCAGCAAAAGAAAATCGCGGCCACGGATACGGCTGCGTTGGAAAAGGCACTATGGGCAGATCTGAACTGCAAGGAGCCGATCCAATCAGAAGTGGTTGCCACGATTCTCGACCACGCTGTGGTATGTGAGGACAGCGATGATAAGTGTATCCATCTGGAACTCTATTTGCGGCTGGGGCAAACGGCTTCAGCCTATTATACACGGGACAGATTAGCCTTCGAGACTGCATCTTCAAAAAATACTACACCCAGGCGGAGGAGCAGGAGGACTTGATCTCCATCGGTACCATCGGGCTCATCAAGGCGGTGAACACCTTCAAGGCCGACAAAGGCATCCGGCTGGCAACTTATGCGAGCAGATGTATTGAAAATGAAATCCTTATGTACTTCCGGCGAACGAAGAAGCTGCAGGGAGAGGTGTCTCTCAACGAGGCCATCGAGACAGACGGCGACGGCGCGGAGCTGTCCATCGGCGATGTGGTGGGAAAGAGCGACACCATGCTGGAGGATCTGCAGGACAAGGACGACCGGGCGCTGGTGCGGCGGCTGGTGGCGGAGCGCCTGACGGAGCGGGAGGCCGACGTGATCCGCCGCCGCTACGGGCTGGAGGGCCGCGTGCCCCAGACCCAGCGGCAGGTGGCGGCGGCGTACAAAATTAGTAGGAGCTACGTTTCCCGGATCGAAAAAAAGGCGCTGGGAAAGCTGGAGGAGGCGCTGCGGGAGTACTGGTAAGAAAAAACGGAGACGGTCAAAGACCGTCTCCGTTTTTTGCGTCATATCAACCCCGCATGGCCGTCAGGCCCAGAATGATCTGTAACAGCGCGAAGGCCAGCAGCAGCACGCCCGCGATCTTGCGGGACTTCTGCTTCTGGGTGATGTAGCCCATACCCAGCAGACCCATGGAGACCGCCAGCGAAAGGGCCGCCACCATCAGCGCCCAGGGCGCTGTCAGCACGCCGAACTTGCGCAGACCCCAGAAGATCACGGCGATCACCAGCAGGATCAGCTCCATCAGGGTCTTGCCATCCATTTTTCTCATATGTTGTTCCTCCCCTTGTTTCTTCTCTCTATCCTACCGCAAACGGCGGCAAAAGGCAAGAATTTTTCGTCACAGACCCAGCAGCTTGGCCTTCAGCACGGCGCACACCGTTTTGGCGTCCGTCACCTCGCCCTCCAGACACAGGCGGGCCAGCTGATCCAGCGGCATCCGCTCCACCGCCAGAAATTCATCCTCGTCCGGGTCGGTGGCTCCGTAGTGCAGATCCTGCGCCAGATAGAGGTACAGCACCTCGTCATAGCAGCCCGGCGAGGCGATCAGGCTGCCCAGCGGCGTCCAGGATTCGGCGATAGCGCCGGTCTCCTCCCGCAGCTCGCGGCGGGCGGTGACGAAGGGCTCCTCGCCCGGCTCCCGCTTTCCCGCGGGGATCTCCAGCAACGTGCGGCCGAAGGCATAGCGGTATTGCCGCACCAGCAGCACCGTGCCGTCGGCCTCCAGCGCCAGAATGCCCACGCCGCCGGGATGCTCCACGATCTCACGGGTGGAGGTGTGGCCGTTGGGCAGCAGCACCCTGTCCCGCCGCACGTGGATGATGGCGCCGTCGTATATTTTTTCCGAAGAAAGCGTCTTTTCCGTCAGATCCATGGGGAGCCTCCTTATGTCATAGTGTGGGGATAGCGGCGGGCACATGGACCCCGCTCTGCAGGTGTTTATCGGCGGTCATTTGATTGCCTCCCTCTGTGTAAGGGGAGGTGGCAAAAATCTTTGATTTTTGACGGAGGGGTTGTCGAATAACGGACAATCCCCCAGTCAGCCTTGCGGCTGACAGCCCCCTTTACACAAGGGGGCCAAATGCGAATGTCCACGGCTTTGCTCGCCCGGAATACAGCAAAGGATTTTTCGACAAACTCAGTATACCATATACCGCCGCCGGCGGCAAGTATTTTCCGCCATAGGATGCAGCGGTTGCCCGTCCGCAGGCAACGGCTCCGTTCCCTTTTGTCAGGGGTAGAAGGGCGGCGCTTCCGCCCTTTTAGTCATGAAAGGAGGAAATCTCATGAGCAACATTCACATTGCCGTCAGCGGTGCGGACGCGGCGGTGACTCAGCCCGCCACGCTGACGGCGGGCATGGTGGGCGCGGCGGTGACGTTTTCGTTCTCCGGCGAGGCGTGGGCGGCGCTGGAGAAGATCGCCGTGTTCCGGGCGGGGAATGTCCGCCGGGACGTGACCGCCTGGGAGAACGGCACCTGCGCCATCCCCTGGGAATGCCTGCGGATGCCCGGCGAGCATCTGCTGGCGGGCGTGTACGGCGCGGACGGCGACGGCACGGTGGTGATCCCCACGGTGTACGCCGACTGCGGCGTGATCCAGCCGGGCGCAGACCCCACCGGCGACCCTGCCGCCGATCCCGACACGCCGTTTTTCACCCCCATGCTGGAGCGTGCCCTGGCGGAGGCCAAGGCCTCCGGCCTGTTTGACGGCGCGGCAGGCCCGGCAGGCGCCCCGGGCGCGAAGGGTGACAAGGGCGAGAAGGGCGATGCCTTCACCTATGCGGACTTCACGGCGGCGCAGCTGGCGGCGCTGAAGGGCGACCGGGGCGAAAAGGGGGAAAAGGGCGACAAAGGGGACACCGGCGCGAAAGGCCCCTCCGGTGACAGCTACACCGTGCTGGGACTGTACGCCACGCTGGCGGCCTTGCAGACCGCCCATCCCACCGGCAGCGCCGGACAGGCGTGGTTCGTGGGCACGGCGGACAGCAACGCCGTGTACCAGTGGGACGTGGACAAGGCCGCATGGATCAACGTAGGCGCACTGAAAGGCCCGAAAGGCGACACCGGCCCTGCCGGAGCCGACGGCGCTCCCGGCGCGAAGGGCGACACGGGCCCGCAAGGCCCCAAGGGCAACCCCGGCGAAAAGGGCGACGCTTTCACTTACGCGGACTTCACGGCGGCACAGCTGGCGGCACTGAAGGGTGAGAAGGGCGACAAGGGTGACACCGGCCCCCAAGGCCCCAAGGGTGACGGGGTAGACGTATCCGGCAGCAAGGGTCAGTATCTGGGCTTCACCGATACCGACACGCTGGGCGCGATGAGCCTGCCCAGCGCCAGCACCGGCAGCAAGGGCATCACCTATCTGGTGGACAGCTACGAGCGCACCGACACCGACAAGGCCGTCACCCCCAAGGCGCTGAACAGCGTGTACAAGCTGGTGGAGGACAAGGCCGACAAGTCTGCGTCAAAAGCCGCCACGCTGACGGCGGCGGGGTGGAGCGACGGCGTACAGTCGCTGGCTGTCTCCGGCATTACCGCGACCGCCAACGGCAGCCTGCGCATCGCCCAGAGCGCCAACGACGAGCAGTTCGCCGCGTGGGGCGCGGCGCAGCCCCGTGTAACGGCGCAGGCGGCGGGGTCGCTGACGGTCAAGGCGGCGGGCGCTGTGCCCGCAGTCGATATTCCGGTGGAGGTGATCGTTTTATGATTCAGGTAGAAGGTATTTTTTCTGGGGGCAGTTCTATCTCCGCGCCCATCATCGGCGAGGACTTCAACTGGTCGGGCGGTGACGGCACGTATCAGGTGCTGGACGACGGTGGCGGCAACTGGCGCATCAAGTTTCTGTCCAGCGGCACGTTCACGCCGTTGAAAAACATGGTGATCGATGCATTCCTGGTAGGTGGCGGTGGCGGTAGTGGCAGTAGCTACTGCGGTGCTGGCGGCGCAGGCTACACCACCACAGTGCGGTCTGTGGTGCTGACGGCCAATACTGCCTATTCCATCGTGGTAGGCGCGGCGGGCACAAACGGCAACCCCAGCTCTGCCGGCGGCGAAACGACGGCGTTCACCGCGTCGGCGGCGGGCGGCAAAAACACGTCCAACGGCACGTCGAGCAGCAAGCGCCCGGGCGGCGCTGGCGGCTCGGGCGGCGCTGGCTATGTTAGCCCTGTCGCCACAACAACAGGCGGCACAGACGGCGGCGACGGCACGTCCAGTGCCACCACGGGCGGCAAGGGGCAGGGCACTACCACCCGCGAATTCGGTGAAGCAGACGGCACGCTGTACGCTTCCGGCGGCGGCAGCAACCTGACCGCCACGGTTTCCAACTCCGGAAACGGCGGCAGAAACGGTATCACCTCGATTGAGCCGGCGGACGGCATTGTGGTCATCCGGCAGCACAAGGAGGTGGCGGCATGAGATACGCAATCGTGACAGACGGCACGGTGACCAACGTCATCGCCCTGCGGGAGATCAACGCCGGGGATTTCCCCGGTGCGGTGGCGCTCCATGACCGCCCGGTGGGCATCGGGGACACGTACAGCGAAAGTAAGTTTTGGCGGGACGGCGAAGAACTTCTGACGTCCGACGAGGAGATCGCCGCCATGCAGACGGCGGCGGTGGCGGTGCTGCGGTTCGTGGTGGCCGATAATGACCGGCTGGCCGCCGGCGCTTTG